AGCGAGAGCAGCGTTCTCACGGTATCGGAGCTTGTTCCTGTAGCTCTCGTTGACTTGATAGATATCAGGCATCGGTGTCAGTCAACTCGTATCCGTAGTATGGATGGTACGACTTCCCGTTTTCCTTCGGTGCCATCTTCTTCAGGATCTCTTTGCGCGCAGCTGTGGACCAGCGATATCCAGCATCGCCACCCCATGCCGCCCATGCGACACGACCAGCGGACGGATAGCCATCCTCACCTGGTCGGAATCCTTCAGCCTGTTTGTCTACTTCGTGACGTCGAAAGAAACTGTACATCCGAAGGACAGTCGACTCACTGAGCTTCTCGCCGGAGACGATCTGATTCGCCCTGGCCCATGCCACGGCTGTCCCGCCATCACGACCAGCATCACGCCACTCGATGGCGCGCTGTGCTTCCTCCTTCATTTCTTTGGAGGGGAAAAACTTCAGTCCTGGCTCATCTCGATCGTCGAATGCCTTCGTCTCTTCGCGCACCGTGACAGGCAACAGTCCAAGGTGCTGAATCGGATCAAGTCCAACAGCTGCGAGTGCAGGTTCAGGAGCAAAGCCAGCACGAATCAAAGCGCCAGCAGCACTTACGAGCTTCGCAGTCTCATCGGCAGTTCGAGCTGTCGAGACTGGCGCAGCATCAGGGACCATGAGTTCCTGCGCACCGATCTGCACAGGGACAGCAGTTGGGTGATAATAGCCTTCGTCATCATCGGATGGCGTCACACCAGCGACACGCTTGGCTGTTGCGAGATCCACGATGCCACTCTTGTATAGTCGCTCCGCTCTCTCAGCGTCCTCATTAAGGTCAGCCTGAAGCGCTGGAACATTCGTCACATCGAACTCCAAGTAATCGCCTGGCTGCGTCTCTTCGTAGTCTGGAAGCAGTGCGATGGTGAGCGCTTCGGACATCTGCCGCATCAGCGGGATCATGCCATCAGTCCAAGCAGATCGCGTTGCTTGCTCGAGGTTCGAGTATGTTGCGCGCTCGAGACCGCTGCCGAGCTGTAGGACCAGCGGATTGAGTCCGAGAGCTGCACACACGCGCTCTTCCGGTTTGCGGCGGATCTCATCGAATGCCATCTCACTCGGTTTGTGTGAGACCTGCTCGACCTTGAATGGTCCAGTCATCACCAGGACAGAACCAGCGTTATCGCCAGTAAAATCCTGTTGAAGTTTCCTCTTCGTCTGACGTGCATCGTCTTCGGACAAATCCTCGACTCCGCCCTTGTAGTCTGGTCCGACCATGATCGATGGCATGCCACCGTTTCGCACCATGCCGAATGCAGCTGATGCGGCGACGTTATCGGTGGCGATCTCACGAAGGACGGACGTGACAGGAGAGCGCCCGAAGCGACTGTCCTGCGGATCTCGACCATAGCGGATGTGAATCATGTCCTCGAGCGCGATGTCGTACGACGTGCCATCAACCGTGTACTGATACTTGATGAGCGGATTGACCTTATTGCCGACAGGCCGGACCATGTCAGCCGCTAGGTATTGCAGACCAACGACACGACCAGACACGCGCACCTTGCGGAAGTACGCGTTTCCGAGCAGCTGGTAGTCTGGAAGAATCCACGACCAAACGAGCGAAGGTGGAACGTTCGGCGTTGGCTGCGCGAGCAGCTGTAGAATCGGGTGATCTGCTACTGTCTCGACCTGTCCATCTGGCATCGGTCGACGGACAACAGGGACACCCTGGCTCCAGTTGCGGATGTACCAGTCCATGCCGATCGCGACGATGGAGTTCAGCATGAGGTCGCCGGCCTGGTTGCGCCAGTTGAAACTCGAACCTGGCAGGTTGCGTGTCAACAGACTCCAAAAGTCGCCGTTCCCAGTGCCAGTGAAATAGGAGGTCTGTCGCTGAATCAGCGGCGGCGGTAGCAGCGCAGACGGTGAGGCGGTTGCTTTGCCTATGAAGCGATCAAAGAGTCCCATGTGACTATTGTGTCCTTATCATGCGTTATACTGCACCCCACCCACCGCCACGGCCCACGAGCTCGTCGTACGCGTCGGTGAGAGCGTCGACGATATCGTCATTCTTGCCGAGCGGGAACGTCCGCATCTCATCGAGTAGTGTACGGTTCCAGTCAGCCGCGACCATGTACACGTTTCCACCAGCGACCTGACTCGCGAACGGTTCAGCCCTGACATCCTTCGCACCTGTCACCGGCAGGACTGTCACAGCACTACCATGCAACAGCCGAAGCATGTGCATCGCTTGACTCTTACCAGCCTGGCCCGGGTCCTGCGGTAGTCTAATCCTGATGCCACGGCCATCGAGAGCAGCTGTCTGCCGTATAACTTTATCGCGCTGATCGGTGTCATACTGACCTCTTACGACATCGAGAATCCAGATGCGACCATCAGCATCACGGCCCATCTTGACCCCGACCGTGAAGTCACCACTTCCAGCTGTCGCTGCAAGGTCCCAGGCGCGGGACATCTTTGCACAGTTTGGCATGGCGCTCTCGATGACAATCCTGTCACTCTTGAAGAACGAACCCTCGCGAGGTGTTGGATGTTGCTGGTACAAAGCACTCCAGCCGTAGTCCCCGGAGTTCGCGACCATGACCTCCTTGATGCGTCCGAGTTCCTTCACGTCATAGCGTTCTGGCCACAAAGCTTCGCCAGGCATTCGACCGATCTGGTCCTTCTCTTCAGCTATCGCTGGCAGGTTGAGGACCGTCCATCGATGAGGTTCCGAGCTGATTGCGCGAGCGGTGATGTCGTCGTGATGCCACCTGGTCGAGACAATGATGAGAGCGCCCTTCGGTTCGAGCCTCGTGTACAAATCGTCGGTGTACCAGTCCCAGGCCTTGTCGCGGTATAGAGACGATTCAGCATCCTCTCGACTCCTGATCGGGTCATCGATGATGATGCGCTTGAAGCCGACGCCGGTCGGAGGACTGCCTACACCCCTCGCCATGAAGGTCCCCCCTTCCGGTAAGCTCCACTCATCCTGTGCGGCGTTGTCCTTCGAGAGTTTAGTCCTGGACGAAACGATCTGTCTGGACTTCCTGCTGAAGCGCCTAGCGATGCGCTCATTGTAGCCAGTGACCAGCACGTTCGCGGATGGATCTCGCTCGATGCAATATGCCCCATAGCGGACCGTGACTGTCTCAGTCTTACCGTGGCGCGGTGGCATGTGGATCGCGAGTCTGTCAATCTCACCACGCTCGACTGCGTCAAGGTGTGAAGCGATGGCGATGAGATGCCGAGCTGTAAAAGACCAGCCAGGCGGGAGAGTCTCTCGAAGGTAGTCAAGGTAACAGAGAGCCGTCTGCGCGCTAGTTGCTGTCTTCGGCTGGCTCAGCTGCGGCGGAGAGAAGTTGAACAGAGAAGGTTGCAATCTTTTCATAGAGAGTTGCAATCGCGGCAGCAGTTTGTCCATTGATGTACCTCTCGTTTTGTGCTGTACGTGCAATCATCTGCAACGCTTTAAGATTGTCCTCAAGCACGGAGGTCAGCAGATCATCAAGTGATCGTGTTGGCAATATCGTTCGTTCTTCGTTCGGACGATTACAATCGTCTACCTCACTTATACGAGTCGTCATCCTATTGCGTATAGATTGAACGGTTGTTTTTGGTAGACCATAAAGACGCGACACCGATGCAAGTGTTTGACCTGCAATCAGTGCCGCTTCTACCTGTGCCAAAATCTCTGGATCTGTTGGAACTCGACGTGCCATGATCCTATTCTGTCTCATCCTGGCGCACTCTGCGCCTATAGTGCAGCTGTCCGTGGCATAAGTAGCACAACACCTGGACATCTTCCATTAGCTCACCTCCGAGTCTGATGTAGGTGATGTGATGGACATCGAGCTTGTAGCCGTCGTCCTGTCGACGGCCACACTGCTCGCATGTTCTACCTGATCGCTCAAGCGCCTTCGTCCGAATGTCCTGCCAGCGCTGACTCCGCATGTACTTGCGACGGTAGTCGCGCCATGCTTCATCGACCTGGTCACTGGACGCTCCGATGGCCTTGAGCAGACTGTAGGTGTTGGACCATGGCTTGGCCATGATGGTCTTTATGATGTTGTCCGTGTCCATGTGATCTCATCCTTGACCGGGTGATCTTCGCCCCACATCCAGTCAGTCGCGAACAGCGACTCAGGGTCCAGTGTGAGACCTTGTAGAGTCTTAGACTCTGTCCCTGTGTGCATCACGAATGCCTCGAAAAGGTCGGAGTATCGGATGTAGACATCGTGGTCAAAGCATACGCGTGTGATCGGTTTGCCATGCATCAAGTGTTGAATAACTTCAGAGAACTTCATTCGATCACCGTCCAATCTCTCGCCAGGACATCATTGCCTGATAAAGTTGCGAAGCCCTTGCATCGCCAAACATTCGCGCCATCGAGCTCGTAGCGC